TTGGCTTGTGGATATGCTTCAAATAGTAATATGAAAACTCATATTCAACCATTTCCTGAAGATTTCAAAGATGTATGTGTTGAGACAGATAAGGGTAGATATTGGGCACCATCGGTATTCACAACAGAGAACTATAATGTTGTTCCAACTGTTAATGATGGTGAACTAAAGTGGAGAATATTTGCTCATCTTGATCCTGAGACAGAAGTTGTAGTTCCATTATTCTCAGATGCCTTTAAAATGGTAGAAAAATTAGAGAAAACACTTGGCGAGACGATACAACAACAGACGAATAATTAAATCCTTTCAAACAGTCCCACCTCGTAGGTTACTACCTGGTATGATAATTACATTTAATTATT